CGTAATGGGATGAATAAAGCTTTCGCGGTAAGTTTCGTGGCTCCGATGATTACTGGTATTATTGCTCAAGCAGCGGGGACAGAAACTAAAGGCGGCAGAGTTATTAGTGCTGCCGCAAATACTGCCGGTTCTGCGGCTACTTTTGGTGGATTAGCAGCTCAAATTATGCCTAATTTTGGTCCAGCGGGAATCATCGCTGGTGCTGGGCTTGGAATTTTAACAACATTGCCGGATTTAATTGAATCATTTACTGATTCTTTACCCGAATTACAAAAACAATTTGATCTAAGCAAAGAAAGATTGGACGGATTTATTTCTGGGCTCCAAAATTATACTATCGAAGTAAGCAAATTCCAAGATATTTTAGGAGATCCAAAATCTAAACCTGCCGACCTGATTAAAAGCCAATCAAACATTAATAAAGCCTTAAATGCTATTCCCGATGAATTTAAATCTAAAGTTGCCGCCGCAGCATTAGATACGAAGAAATTAGGAACAGTTTTAGCAGAGGTAATGGAAGACTTGGGTCAAAAAACCAAAGCCTTACAAACAGAAATCCAATTAAAATCCTTTGTTAAACAAAACTCTGGTATCACTACTGGATTCCAAGTTCGTGGTGAAGCTTTTACTGGAGAAAAGGGAAAACAAAATACAAAAGAAATTGTAGGATACATTCAGAATTTATTACCTACGGATTTCTTTACTGGACAAAATAGTGAACAGAACTTAGCTGGGTTTGAAAATGTTTTAAATAATTTATATAGTGCAACCCAAAATGGAAACGTAAGTGCCTCTAAAACCCAGAAATCAATTGAGGAATTTTCTAGATTTTTAGAAGCCAATGGCGTTGATGCCCCACAAAGAGAAACAATCACTAAAGGTATTTTAAATAATGGATTTAATCAAACAGGTCAACAACAGATCTCTAAAGAGTTATTAAATTATGTTAAAAGCGTAAGATTTGGACGCAATGCGACCCTTGAATTAACTAAAGCTCAGAAAGAACAGAAGAACGCTCTTGATGATCTTGATTTTGAAATTAAGAAAGCCTCCGAATCATTAAATAATGCGTTCGCAAACGTGGAATCTATTTTACAAAATGCTGTCGGAAAAGTTGGAACCAAAAATGAAGTATTAAATTCAAGGAATTCCTTTAATCGTAGTTTCTCATTAGACAATATAAAGGGATTATTACAAAAATCTAGACCCTTCCTCGGTGATGGAAAGGCCGCAAAATTTGAAAGTCAAGTTGAGGCCGCAGATATTAAAAATCAAAATATTGATAGATTACAAGCTTTAATTCAAGACTCACAATCTTCATTTTTGAATTTAATTGGTAAAAGCTTAGGAGACGAAGCTAAAACCGTTATCGAAGCTTCATTAAAACAAGGTCGTGGAGAAAATCTTGGACCTAAAGAATTACAAGCTCTTAAAACAGATAAAGAAAATATTAAAAATTTAGGAATTGTTTTTGCAGATATCGTAAAACAGATAAGCGATAATCCTTCCACTGGGACATTTAATCCTCAAGAGTTTATTAAGATAATTGAGGACTCTACGCTTAACTCTGCTCAGAAAAATGATTTAACTAATCAATTAGTCAATCTAAGTGAAGACCAAAGAAATAAACTAACCCTTCTTGTTGAACAAAACAATCAAGCAATTAAGATTCAACAACAGCAATCAAAGCTTCAAGAAGAGTTAATCATCATTCAGCAACGCTTATCCGTAGGCGGGGGCGCGGAAGACTTATTGGGTGGGTCTAAAAATATCGGTTCTTTAAAAGATATTTCCCAAAACTTATTTACCTCACAATTCGTATCTAATAAAACCCAAAAGTTAGATGTTGGTCGCTCCGCTTTACAATTTGGAGATTTCTTAAGAAATAATTTAAAGCTTCCTGCTGAAAAATTACCTCCTACTCTATTAAAATTAGGTGCCAGCGGAATTCAGGAAAATCTAAATCAACAATTAAATACCGCCTTATCTTTAGGGGAAAATACTTTAGGCCCCGAAGAGTTTAAAGCTTTTGAAAAAGAGATTCAAAATTTAAGAGATCAATCTGGAGATATTGCTTCAGAACAATTAAAAGCCCAATTAAAGCTTGATAATTTACCAAGCGTAGTTGATGAGATTAATAAAGAACTATCCGCATTAGCGAAATTTCAAAAATCAAGGGAAGATTCCTTTGGGTCTACAGTAAGAGAAGCAATGCTTGGAGCTTTAAACGATTCGGAATTGAGCACTGATAAAGCTGTAGATAATGTATATACCGCAATTCAAGATTTAACAAAAATTAGTGAAATAATTAATACAAAAAATAAAGAAAAAGAAGCGTTAACGGAAAGAAATAAGGCCGCGATATCAAATAAATTAAATCAAGATACTCTTAAAAATGCCGAATCTACTCTAGCTGATACTTTTGATTCTATTAAACCAACAAATAAATCTAACGCTTTAGATTTTACTAAGAACTTAAGAGCAATTAAACAAGATAAGGGTATTTTAAATCCAAACGATTCAAGCTTAACAGAATTTTTAGATAAATTAAAAGTTCAAGCGATTGAAGCAAGAGATATAGGTGGAGTAGATATTAAAGATATATTAAAAGAAATTGAAACGTATAAGACTGCAATAACTCAAGCTTCAGAAGCATCAAAAGCCTTAACTATTGCAGAGCTAGATTTAGCAAAAGTAAGATCTACCCCAGTTGAAGTTTTAAAAAGAAGTCCAAAATTTGAGTCAATCAAACCATCCGAAAAATTTAATTTAGATGATTTCTTAAAGCTACCAAAAGAATCTGAAATCGGATCTTTACCGGGAACAGACTTTAATTATTTAGCCCCAATTGAAAACCAAGATAACTTTAGTTCAAAGAATACAACTAAAGAAGAAAAAACTTCGGCCAAAAAAGTTTCAGCTTTTGAAGAAATTCAAAACCTAACAAAAGAAGGGAATTCTATTGATGATATTTTAAGAAAAGCTCCTAGAATAATTAAAGAATTAAATTCTTGGAGAACACAAGAACTACAAGACGATTTAGGCAAAGCAAATGCTAAATTAATACAGCTATCTTTATCTGGAAAAGATTTCTCTGATTCTATTTTACAAGCTCGTCAAAACGTTAATGAATTAAAGGCCCAACTTGGGACCTTAGAATTTAAGGATATCGCCAAAGGGTTTGCCGACTCTTGGAAATATACTACTAAAGATCTTTATCGCGATATTAGTAATAATACCATTAAATTAGGTTTAGATATTAAGTCTAGCTTTAAAGAATCCTTTATGGAATTCATTAGGGGTTCCAAAAATGCAGAGGATGCCTTTAGAGGGTTTGCCTTAACTGTATTAGATAAAATAACAGAAATGACAACCTCTATGGCTATGGATTCTCTATTTAGTGGAATCCAAAAGGGCGTAGGATCTCTATTTAAGGGAACTAGCACTGGAGCTACTGGAGGATTAGTCCAAGCTAATCAGGGCGGATATATTCAGAAGTTTGCCCTTGGTGGTAAAGTCAAGGGTGGGTCTGGTGTTCGCGATGATGTGCCCGCAATGTTAAGTAATGGCGAATATGTTATTCGTAAAGATGCCGTTAAGACTATTGGCGAGCCAATCTTAAAGAAAATAAACAATTTAACTGTTAACGGTAGCGATATTAATAGAATAAATAATATCCAAGGACGCGATGATCTATTCTCTATTGCTACTTATGACCAAGCTGGATCAATTGGAAGTGATAGAGGCTTCAAAGGATTATTCAAACAAGAATTCCAATACCTAGATAAAAAAGGTAATCTCGCTCCTGTCAAATTTGATAAGAAAGGAAACAGAATAGAGAAACCAGTTAAGGGACGCTTAATGTATAATCGTAATTTATCTACGTTTGCATTAACTGATGAAAATAATCCATTAAATACTTTACGTGAAAATAGAGAAACAACTTTAGCTTCTTATTTAGATGATAAACGCGCCTATGATAAACAAAAGAAGGACGCGATGAAAGCTTTCAAGAAAGCTAAGACCCAAAGATTAATTGGAGCAGCAATTAGCGCCGTTTCTCAAATCGCCGGAAGCGCAATACAAGGTGGCGGTCAATCCAGCACTTTTGGTGGTAAAAATGCGGTTGGAGATATTAATACGAGTGGTCCTGGAGGAAATAATAATGTAGCATTTGCTGCTATCGGAGGCCCAATTAAATCCAACGACGGTAATAGCGTAGATAAAATTCCTGCCCTATTAACTGGTGGGGAATTCGTGATGAATAGGCAGGCAGTTAAATCTTATGGTGTTGATTTCTTTAATAAGATCAATAAGTTTGCTGACGGCGGATTTGTAGGCAAAGAAACTACTTCTAATATTAGATCAAATGATAGTATTGAAAGATTAATAAGTTCTATTGATAATTTATCCGCATCAAAGAGTGAACCTGTAGCTCAGACCGCCCCAGTAACATCTTCTCAAGGAAATGTGACCGTAAATGTTACCGTAAATAATGGTAACGTTACATCCGAAACCAAATCTAACAAGAAAGATGACAAAGAAAACGATATGGCTAAGAGTAAAGAGTTCGCAGATGCAATTAAATCTGTTGTATTAAAAGAAATTTTAAAGCAACAAAAAGATGGCGGGCTATTACCTAGGAAGACTTAATTTATCATCTAACTCTTTGATTTTACTATCTAAGATACTAATAGCCTTATTATATGATAATTGTAAGGCTGTTAAATTATTAGTTGATAAGGGTAATCTTAAGTGTGGTGTAAAGTCTCTAATAATATCATATCTACTATGATATAAATTTTCACCTATATAGGGGATATTTAAATTTAATTCCCATTTTTTGATATCAATAAATCCCTCTTTTAGTCCCGCAATTAAAGGCACAGATAATACTATCCTTCCGTCCTCATAGATTTTGCTGACCTCTCTTTCTATAGAATAAATCTTTTCTATTTTAGAATAATCTAATTCTATAGCTAACCCATCTCCGTGCCCACCATCAGTATATCCAATTTTATCTGGAGGTGAAATATAGTGGCCCTCATTTTCTATTGTAAGGAATTGGACTTCTCCTTTATCATTTACATCTGTTATTTTTAATAAGGTTTGGTCTCTTTTATCTATAGAATGATCTATTTTTGGGAACCCACCTCTAACTGTGACTATATCACCAACTTGATATCCACATCCACGATTGATTAACTTAAAGATAGTAAATAACTCATATTCGTTATAATTTAAAACAATATTATCCAACTCTAAGATATTAATTTTAGAGTTATTTTTTAGTTTAATTGTATTGCTCGATAAAACCTCAAAATCAGAATGAAATAAACAATCATTTACAGATAAGATAGTATAAAAATTTGGATTGGACCCGATTTGGATTAAATCTCCATTTCTTATTCCTGACCAATCGGAATCTGAAGAGCCAATGACTCTATTTGTATTATTTAATACAGCGATATAGGAACCAACAAACTTCATGCTTTATTATAAGCGAAATTAAATTAATTACCAACCAGAAATGGCTAATCGGCCCCATTTATTAATTCCAGTAGCTATATATAGCATGTGACCACTAATAGCTATTTGCCCTGGAATACCATTAGCTGAAGCTGTGGCAGGAACTCCAATTCCAGTCTGTAATACTAGGAAGCCATTACCAGTAATAAATACGCCACCTTGGAAATGTAGAGATAAACTATTCTGGGCCGCACTATATTTAGTAGAAGAGCTTCCGTCACCAAATACGAACGCGCCCGCGTGAGAGTTTAGAATATTAACATTTCTACCAAATCCAACCGCGTAAGTTGCGCTGCCATTAATAATACTGCTAAATCCACCTAATAAAGCATAATCAGATCCGGTAATAGTGTTAGAAGCTCCACCTAAAATTGTACTATAAGAAGATAAGCCTACTTTGTTTGTGCTACCACCTAATACGGCACTATATGATCCATTAACTAGATTGCTATACCCACCAACTAAAGTCGCATAAGATGCGCCCTTACCAATATTGTTTATTGTGCCACCACCTAGGAAATTATAATCTCCATAGGCAGTATTAGTTGAACCAGCGACTAAGGTAGAATATAAACCATCAACAAGATTACTACTACCACCAACAATTACTGATGCTAAACCAGAAACGCTATTATTAGATCCACAACCGATGAAATTATAATGAAAGGCTCCAGTTCCGCTACCTTTAATTACGTTTGTATTTCCACCAACAATAATTCCGTATGCGGCACCAATAGTATTCGAAAGACCAGCACCAACTAATGAATAGAAATTAGAATCACAAAGCCTTCCGTTAATTACAGCAGAATAAGCTCCAGTAGTTGTATTACGATAGCCACCACCGATGAAGTTATAATTTTCACCATTAGTGACATTCTGGAAACCATTTAATATCGAACAAGATCCACCACCAGTAATGGTATTTTGGATACCGCCAACAATAATATTAGATCCACCATTGCGACTTATTTTATTTTGATTTCCACCCACAATAGCAGAATAAGAAGCTCCAGAATCAATAAAGTTTGCGGTTCCACCCACTACGGCAGAATAAGTAGCCTTAACGTTATGAGATACACCAGCACCAATTAATGAATAATCGGCGGCACTTCCTATATTATTACCTCTACCACCTAAAACGAGTGAAGAAGTAGATAATCCTGTATTTGATTGGCCACCAAGAATTACAGAATAATCTCCTAAACATTTATGGTCAGAGCCATTAACAATGGATGTATAATTTCCGCTAGTTATATTACGAATACCGCCAAGAATAACTCCATAAGAAAAAGAAGTCCCTCTGGATTCGTTATTACTACCACCTAAAACGATACCATAGTTATTATAAATTAAATTCGAAACTCCCCCACCGATAAACGAATAAGAAGCGGTATCGTAAATTACGTTATTTTCGCCGCCGACAATAACACCATCTAGAGCAGGATAAACAACTGTATTAGAATATCCACCACCAATAAAAGATCCATTGCCAGAAGCAGAGTTAGAACTTCCACCTACAATAACACCATTGTAATTAGAATTGTTATTATTACCACCACCAATAAAGCCATAATCTGAAGGGGCTCTTACATTATTATTAAGACCTCCTACAATCGTTGCGTAACCGGCACCAAAAACCATATTAGATCCACCACCACCAATAAAGGCTGCCGTAGAATCGGTTCCGATAATAGAATTAAGTTGGCCACCAACAATAACAGCAGATTTAGAGTGCCTAATAATGTTTCCAGTTCCGCCAACAATAGCAGAAAAAATATCATTCAAATAATCTATACCTGTGATTCTATTAAAATTCCCACCGCAAACTATAGAATAATTACCACTAGATATCCAGTTATTTCTTCCACCAACAACACCAGCATAATTTGAACCCCAAATTTTGTTATCGGCACCATCTAAAATAAATGCATAAGTTGAATCAGTTAAATTATTTCTATAACCGCCGCCGATATAATCGTAAGCACCACCAGTAATCATGTTGCTTCCACCATTAGAGCAAGTGCTTACTGAAGTTCCAGACATTTCGTTACCAAATCCACCAAAGATAGAGGAATACGAAGATAGATATACGTTATGATTAATTCCACCCAAAACAATACAACTTGTGCTTCTATTTCCAATTATATTTTGGACTCCACCAATTAAAGAATTATTAGCGTCAAGACGATTGCTTTGTCCATATAGAATAGCATTTTGAACACCAGTTCCTATAACATTGTTACTTCCACATAAAATTGCAGACCCATCAGTAATTCCGGTTATTTTATTATTGTTTCCAATACAAACTATACTTCCTAAAGAAGATACAATAGTTGGAGCTACTGTATTATTTTGGCCCCCAAGAACTACTGAAAAATCACCACTTGAAACGTTTATATTACCAGCTAGGATAGCATTATAGTTTCCACTTAATTTATGGGACGTATAATTACCTCCAACTATCTTATTTAAAAATCCAGTATTAGAATTAACTATTAAATTACCGCCAGAAATTAAAGTATCCCCTCTTAATAATTTAAAACGACTAAAAGTTAAATTAAAATCTCCGATATATCCAGTAGGTTCTGGAACGACTTTCTCGAAATACTCATTATTAAGAACTTGTGTAACGGCATCCAAAGTAATATTATATGTAGGAGCCCCCTGCGCGGTCGGATATAAATCTCCGGTTGTAGGGACAGCCACTCTTGAAAAATCAACTATTCTCTTGTTTGCCATATACCTTTAAATGCCTTATATTAATTTACACTAAATCGTTACAAATCTAGATCCAATTATCGTATTATTAAATACTTCATCTGTTACAAAATCCCCACTTTCTGTAATCCAATAGTCCCCCGGTAGATCCGAGCCGCTTATATTTAATAATCCGCTCATGAATAATCCTCTTTTAAAATACTCTGGATCAAACTCGGTTACGAAATTTAAATTAACAGTTTTATTGGTCCCGATAGATAGACCGAATTCCATAGATGTTAATTTGGCCCCTAAAACATCATACCTTAAAGCTATTCCGCTATAACGTCTTGCGAAATTAGACGGATTTTTCATTTTAATACCGATATTATAATCACTATTATAATTTAAAGCTTCAATTAAATTACCAGATTGACTATCTCCTAGTAATACGCTAATGGATGTATTTATTAAAACTGGAAACTGAACTTTTCTATCGATTGGGAACTTATACCCAAAAGAATTTATATCCCTTCTATTTAAATCAAAAGATAATTCGTAATTTTGGACCTTAATATCTCTGAAGTCTATTCCAAAACCCATTGGATTATTTGTGGTATAATTCCCACTCATTCCGGTTCCATAAATAGCATAAACACCCGTTTCCTGTCCAAAAGAATTAATATCTACCGTTATATCTCCAGGTAAAAACACAGAAGGCATATCGACCCCTTGATACATTGGAGGAATAGAAAAAACTAAGTTCTTTATTCCGCTTCCATTGTCTTCTCTGATTGCCGGAATTGGGGCTCCGCTTCCACTTAAATAATAAGCCATGTTTTCGGCTAAATAACCTATTGAAACCTTTGGCAGTTCTCCAACTCCAGCAGTAGCCTTATATGAATTAAAATAACAATTACCAAATCCATATACCCCAGCGGTTCTACTATTATCGGCTACAGGATTGTAAACGTTTGTTTGATTATTAAGATCATTCTCTCCGCTATTAATCGCTACAAAGATATTCCTTTTATCCCTGTAAGACATTGGCCAATTTAAATCATTCTGTTCTCTTTCATCGCCCCTATAAGTGAATCCACTTAATAAAAATACCTGATAGTTATTATTATAAAATGGAGCCCCACTACTTATCTCATCAAAAACAGGAAAATTAGTATATAATCCTAACCTTCTTTCATTTAGAACACCATGTTGTAAATATTCGAAATTTAAATTAACTGTTGGGGGCTCAATTCTAATCCTTTTAATAGATCCAAAACGCCCAAAAGCTAATGGAGACGTAACTGGTAAATTAAGACTATAATTTACAGATTGGACCCTAGCGATATTTGTTACCAAATTAATATTGGTTGCTAAATTAGGATTGTTATTTAGCACACCAGAGCTATCAATAAAATGATACCCTGTGCATGGGGCAGGCCCCACGAAAAGTCCTTCTATGTTATATATAACTCTATTTCTGGGCATATTATTCCATTTTGCGACTATGGTATAATAAAGAAGCCAAATACGGTGAAGTTTGATGCTCTTCAGCATATTCGTTAATCGTATCCACCATGTTTTCATTTGTATTGATTGGATTATTTATGTATAGGTCGGCTTTTGAAATCCAATTTTCTGGGGTTTCATTTGCTATAATTAAATCTGAAATATCACTAACAACCTCTTGTTGTGGACCAGTAAGAGATTTTAATTTATGCTTTTTCATTACCTTTTTAGCCACAGCTAATTCAAGATCAACAGCTAATGATAGATTTTGTTTTAATTTATCAACACTAAATTGAATAGATGCTCCCACTGGGCTCATTTTTTTCTTTGGAGCAGAAGTTCCAGTTGGACGACCACCTTGAGCTTGGTCACCTTTGACTCCAGTAAGCGGTTGATACATACCCTTATCTTTAAATGACTTAAGGGCACGTTGGGATTCTTCTGATTCAGATGAATTTGGTAAAATACCAGTCTGAATAGCTAAGATACCTTCTTCTGGAGTTAAGACACCGACTTCCATTAATCTAGAATAAATCTTTGCGTATTCAGAGTCATTTTCTAAATTGATCTTCTGATATTCTGGGCGGGGATAGTTTTTCAGTCCAGCTTCTTTAGCAATTCTTTTAATTTCTGGAATTAGGAAATCATTAAGGAAAGCGTGTCGTCCTAAATGTAACCTTTCTACGAAAACCTTTACTTTGATTGATTGACTTGAAAATTTTTCGTCGCCAATTAGAATATTATTTAATCCAGCCTTAATATCTTCGTTTAAAGTCTGGTATTTCTTTGGATCTAAGATATCAGCGATTTGCGGAATAATAAAAGATGCTTCGGTCGTATAATCTGAAACTAAAACGCGCCCGACCGATTCATTTTTAAATAACTCCCTGATAGCTTCAACTTGCTTTTGACTTATTTACGGTTCCATCTTTTAATTCTGAACCCACCTTAATTAATAAAATGACCTGCTGCATTGTTCTTGCTACGGCCATATCCATTTTTTTAAGCTCAGATTTAGCATTAATATCCTCCATTACTGGGAATCCAAGAGGGATAGCCATTGGTTCGTAGTCTTGTTTTTTATAAAATGATACAGTTAATTTATCTTGGTCTAACGGCATTAATAAACCTTGCTGGTTATGTGTCCCTAATTGTGCTTTAACCTCTGGAGGTAAACCGGCAGCCAATTCCCTTTCTTCGTCCGTTACTGGAGCTTTTAATCTAGCTATTTCAAAAGCATTTAAGGCTTTAAAATACATGTTTTTAGAAAATAGAATATTTCCACCCACTTCTACGTCTGCTGGATTTAAAATGATATATTTAACTGGTAATTTAATTGTTTTAGCTACGCATTCTTTTAATTCACTACCTAAAGCTAATTGTAGAGTGCTAAAATCCTCAGTATTAACAAGCCCGTCTAATCTAAAAATAAATACATTCGCTGACCTATAATATTCCCTATAATACCTATCCTGTAAATTAATTATGTTATTTTTATTCCATAGAGCATTAAAAAACTCTTGGGATTTCTTACTTCCACCCTTAAAATGAATATCTCCAACAGATAATTCAGTCATTAAATCAATAACATTCCGATACATCGAAAAGTTATAATATGCCTTTTGACATAATACAATGGCGTCCCTAACCGTAATGTTTGTTGAATTCCCTGCGACCCCATATTGGAATGGAGAGATTCCGTCATTGATATTCTTATATGCATCAGTCCTAATATTTGTAGAACTGGCATTTCGCCTTACGGAAGTGTCTTCTGACCCAAGAACCTGCTTCATAGATGCCCCAAAATCGAGCGCAATTGGGGTTATAACGGGCGTTTCTACGATCTGTGGACCTTGGGGGCTATTTTGCTTTACATCGGCCTCTACGACCATTATAGAGCCTCCAGCGTTTTTGCTGGCTTGGACTGGTAATTTATTATTCTTATACCAATTATATGCCGTTGGATAGGCGACACCATTTTCTTTGGCCCAAACGCTTAACTTCTTCATATCGTATTATACGATTAATTACACAATTTTAATAAAAATATTAAAAGTATTTAAAGAATTTTTGTGTCTACGGCGTATTGTAAATCAAAGATAATTTTATCAAAAGAAATAACCCCCTCGATTAATTCAGCCATATGTTCTCTATTTTTACAGAAAACGAATTGAATATGAGGATAAGATTGTAATAATTCCCGAACTCTATGAAAAATAAACTCTGGGCTCGCTTTTGTGAATTTAGATTTCCATCTGGAATAATTAAAAGATAACGCCTCGGATATTGGAGCCTCAACAGCAATAATTAAATATACCCCCATTGCTCGCGCCCTCTCTATTTCGTTAATAAACCGATCATATCCCTGAGAAATAGTAGATATAAAATCCTGTAAGCTCTTGCGCTCCACATAGATATTATTAATAACCCCATTTTTACAAAACGCATAGTCACCAAAATCAAGCTTATTTATTTGGATTTCATAACGAGGAAATTTTAATGGTTTTTGTTCCCGAGTATCAAAATAAATAAAAGCATCACTTTGGGTAGGATTAGGATATGATAAAAATGAGGTTAACTTATTTTTAAACCCTAAATCTTTACATAAATCGTAATACCCGCCCCCAAATAGTTTAGTAAACGTAACCATTGACGGCATCATTACGGATCTTAATTCAACCTGAGTTGGGGTCCAAATGAGATCTTTTATTTCTTTCCTACGCTTTAATAATGACGTTAAATAAGCTTTTTGAGCATCGTCAGTTAAAGAAAGCAAATAACTCTTCATATTTTTCTTATCTAAGAAGTCATCTAAATAATAACGTTCCCTAGATTTAAACAGAATTCTTTCGTTTGTATGTAAGTCCAATTTCCAAGGAAGATGCTCGTCATAATAATTAGACATCTTTATTCTATGCTCTTTCCAGAAGTGAGCGTCTTCTAGAATCTCTTGATTACAAATTTTACATATCTCTTTCATTTAGTGAATAAAAAATGGGGTAAACTCAACTTGCGTTTGTCTACCGCTTGTATTCATTATATCAAAATAACACTTGGTTGCCCAATTCCCTAATAATAAAGCTGTATATCTATCTCTACGGGCGCGTGTAGGTGAAGTGTTTCGCTTTAAGTTTTGAGGTAAATCAAACGTTTGATGCCCTTGAGGATTAGTTTTTACTTCAATAAGTGCGGCCTCGGCTTTCGTTCCATGAATATTGATATCTTGTGAGTCAATAAGATCCAAAATACTCTTGTGAGTTGTAAATTGCTCGTATCCTAAGTCTTTATTATTATTGGTATCCGTATATTCATCAATAGCTAAAGCGTTACCGTTAATGTTGGACGCGAATAAAATCTTTCGTCTATCTATATTGGTTTGTAAGTGCTCGTTTGAACGACGTAAGAACGTCGCTGTAAATAATTGTTTAAAGCAAATCCTTTTACCTTCTAAATTGTATTGATTCTTAGCTTTTTTAAGTTCTTCAACATATTTTTCCCCTTCGTTTTCGCTATCAAATTCGAAGAAAGAATACATAAGACCGTTCTTTTTAAATAACTCAGATTCGTTCGCGCTCTCAATAAAATTTCCGTCTGCATTATCAGCAACGACCAAAATTATATTAAAGTTTTTTAATATATAATAAAAATAATTTATATGTGATCCTAAATCTGCGCCCGCTACAGCATATGAATGAACTAACGTAGAAACCTGATTAACCTCGTCTAGTTCAAAAACCGACATTGCAAAAAAATCAGAAGAAGGACTTTTACTAAAGCTAGGATCAATAGATAAAATATATTTTCGTTGTGGGTGACCTCTAAGTAAAGCGTGCGGATTTTCGCCCAATTTTAGAGTGCATTCGTGCATTTTTACTGCGCTAAAATAGCTAGAACTTCCATCTGTAAATTGAGCATCATATTCACGAGCAA